CGAGGGATCGCGGAGCGGTCGATGACCATCCCGCGCTTGATAGCCTGGTGCGAGAGACTGAACGCATCGGCGAAATGCGATGACCAATCATGCACCGGCACATCCTTGATGGTGACGCCATCGCGCTCCTCTTTGCTGTGGTAGGCGTCAAGCGCCTCGATACCATCAGCACATCCGGCCTCGTTCATCGAGATGCGAGGGAACGCATCGTTGGCGAGGTTGATGCCATCCCATACCGAGTTCTGCCGTGGCACCGGCACCACGCCGGTCAGTCCGCTGCGAGCGAGCGCCTCCTGCCAGAGTCCTCCCACTTCCGCTGCGGCATCGTGCGGGATGTAATGCCCCCCGTAGGCATATTGGCGATCCTTGAGTCGTGCAGCCCAGTCCGCTGGGGTCTTGCACTCGTCGGACCCAGAGAGGGATTCCAGATAGTTGATGCGGTCGCCGACCATCTGCCATATCCAGACCTTCTGATTCAGCGGAGCGCCCACATCCCATGAGGTGTAGACCGGCAGTTCCTTGAACCACAGAATGTCGTTGGTGACCCGCTTCTCTGCGCGGGCCTTTTCGAGTGAGCGAACATAGATCGCGCCCGGGCGACCGATGTTGAACGAGCATTCGTATTCCTGTGCAAAGGCGTTCTCCGTGGTTCCACGCCGAATGTCCGCGAGTTCCTCGGGCGGGATAATGCCGCTCTCGCTCGCCTTGAGCATGAGTGTGAACCACTCGCTGTCCGCGCAGGCTCGGTTCCACATCTTCCAAAAAATGTTTCGCCCCTTCGGTGTCCCAACCCATGTCGCCCAGCCTTGGTAGTCGGTGAGCGTGGGCCGGATGACATTGTCCCACGCCGCGGGATCGAGATCCGCGGCCTCGTCCATCACCACCCCATCGAGGTAGATTCCGCGGAGGCGCTCGTAGGCTTCGCCCGAGTAAAGCCGGATCGTCGCCTCGTTGCCGAAGGTTATCGCGAGATCGGCCTTGTTGATCACCACCCCGGGGATTTGGCTGGTGAATTGAACCAGGTATTTCCAAGCGATGTCCTTCGCCTGCTCGCGGGTCGGAGCCACATAAGCGTATCGGAGAGGTGGTCCGCTGCGCTTGTGTGAAAGCGCCTTCGCGATGAGGTCTTGGATGCAGACGAAACTCTTCCCAGCGCGGCGGTGCAGCACCATCACCGACCAGCGTTGCGTCCGGTGCAGGTAGCTCGCCAACTGCGGGCGCGGGATGATGTTAATTTTGAGGGCCACCGATTGTGATGATGTGGTCCAGCCCTCCCGAGACCTCGACCTTCTCCGGTTCGTTCCAACCCATCGCCTTCGCGAGCATCTCCCCGTATTTCGCCGTGGCAGGAAGTTCCGGTGGCATCTCCATGAACCGCTCGCGGAGCGTTTCGAGATATGTCTCGCGTTTGTAGCTCATCTTGGATTCCGACTTGGCGCGGAGTTCTTCAATTCGGGCGGCTACACTTGCATTTCCTTGCAATTTGCAAGCGGCGCCATCGGCTCCCTTTTCGGAGTAACCGGCGCGGATGTAGGCTTGGGTGAGCGACAATCCGCTCGCGACCCCTTGGCAAAACGCCTCTTGTTTCGGGTTCAATTTCATAGAGTTGATGGTATCAGTCAAAATTGATCTTGACAAGTATTGGGAATCTCCCCCTCATACTCCCCCTGTGGTTGTTATTTCGATGTGGGTCATTTCTTCGGCCTTCGTTTTGACTTTGACTTGCCGGAAGAGAATTTCGATGGTTTCCGGGTCGTCGTCTTCGATGAGCTTGGCATAGCGCAACTGGTCAATAAGAGGCTTGCAACCGCCTGCGAAATTGTCGGCGTCGAGGAGCGAGCATGAGCGTCTCGTAATGATGAGAGTAGTGCGAGCTTGGCGCGGACTTTCTCTTTTTGCAGGAGCGACCAATGTTGGCCGAGGAGCCTGTTGAGGCTGGGGGTGAGGTAGCCGCGCAGTTGAAGAGTGACTGAAGCTGCCGTCGGGATTTTGCCGGTAGCCGAGTTTTCGGAGTTGTTCATGCGTCCAGTTCATCGTTTTTTTCGCTCCCGCAGCATCTTGATAATCTCGGGGTATTTCCCCGGGTGAAATGCCGCATCGGCAATTTTGTCCGCAGGGAGCCGTGGAAAGATGGAACAGATTTGCTGATACGAACGGCTTTTCAAAAAATGACGAGCCGTCCGCCGTGCTTCCACAATGATCGCTTGTTGGTGCTTCGACTTGTAGGTGTGCTTGTTCCAGCAATCCTCGACCGCCTGCAAGATGATGTTGCAGGCGATGTCGAGGACTCCTTCCAAGTGGTAGTCTTTAGAAAGGGATTTCGTCACCTTCGTCGTCGTGGGTTTTTTCGACATGGGTCTTGATTTCCTTCGCGGCCTGCGCGACCGGGATGAGTTGTTTCGCGTTGCCAAGGATCGGCATTTCGATCTTCGCGGCCCGCTCCTCCTTGGTGACTTGCTGTTTCACGATGTAGTCCCCGTAGTCTGATTCCGGGGTGTCGATGAGGATGAGGTCGGCAAAGATCGCCTCTTTGCCGTTCTTGCGGGTGATCCGCTTGAAGCGGGCTTTGTCAAGTTGAGTTACATCAATAGATAATGTGATCATGTTAGTATTGGATTGGTTGTTCGTCTGGTGGGAGAGTGTTCAAAAAGGCGACCGCCTTGCCGGACCCGGCGACCTCCGCTGCGGTCACGCAGTTGTCGGAAATCACCCCGTGGTTTTGCAGGATGTTCATCACCTCGGTTTCGTTGAGCCGGTGCGCCTCGATGTAGTGTTCTAGCGTGTTCATGGTATCAGTCAAAACTGCGGTTTCATGTCTTGATGATTTTGGTAAACTCCGAGAGCCGCCGGAGGATCGGCTCGCCCCTGTCGGGCGAGAGCATTTGCTTCAGCGGTTCGCGGCCCGCATTCGCCGTCCAGATGATTGGAAGTTCATGGGAGGATCGGTGTTCCAGCAGGTCGAAGAGTTCCAGTTCCGCCCGCTCGGTGAATTTGTTTTTCCCGAGGTCATCGAGCAGCAGCACCTTCGTTCGGCGGCAGCGTGTCAGCGTGTCCTCCGCTAATGCCTTCGCCTGCGGATCGTCGTGCCATTGGTCGGCGCAGGCTTTCGCGAATCCCGTGGCCGTGATTCCGAAAACGCGAACCCCGCTGAAATGCAGACGCTTGAGCAGCATCCACGCCGCCCGGGTCTTGCAGGTTCCCGCAGGACCGACGAATCCGAGACCTTGGGGAGAAAACTCCCATGCCTCGCTTTCGCGCAGAAATGCCGCTGGAATGCGTTTGGGGTCGCTTTCGCGGTAGATTGGTGGGCAGATGGCGTTGAACGCCTCCTGCCGCCTTTCCTGCTCCTCTGTGGCCTGCTCCCGCTTGAGCCTCTCGATCCTTTCGAGATCGCACTCGTCGCAGAGGATTTTGATGTTCGGGAAAATCCGAAGCAGATCGTCCCCCGGCGCTGGAACCGAGTTGTAGCACTCTGGCGATGCACAGGCTTGGACCGTGGCTACCATGTGAGATCGACCTCCTTGACCATTGCAGGCGCGAGCGCCGGTTCCACCTTGTTAAGCCAGTTGATGACAAACTGCCGGGTCTTCTTGCGACCGGGGTGCGCCAGCAACCACGCATCCATCTTGCGGGACTCCGCATCGACATCGATGCCCGGATAGTGCCGCCGCATCTCCGCCCAAAACTCCTCATCGAGCAGGTAGGCGTTGCTTTGGGGAGCGGAGCGACCTACTTCCTTTCCTTTCCCTTCCATTACATTCCTTTCCTTTCCTTTCCGTTCGCGGTCAGCTTCGCCATCCTGTGAACCACCTGCTTCACCTTCTGGTTGAAGCTGTGCTTCAAGCTGTGCTTCGCGGCGTGCTTCACCACTTGCTCGACCACCACGCGAAGCAAATTCGCGTTTTGCTTGAACCTCTGCTTCCTTCGCAACCGGATAGAATGCAATGCGTAGGTCGCGCCCGCGCCACTCCCAAAGTTGCGCTTGTGCGGAAACCTCGCTTGCTAACACTCCGCAGGTCATCTGCCATTGCCGGTCTTTCCACTCCCGGCATCCCTTAATGACCCCGCCGTTTTCTTGATCCGCGCAGTAAGAGAGAAGGGACAACCATGTCGCCCGCTCGACCGGCTCCGCCCCGACATAAGCCGGGGACCGGAGGTTTGCTATCTCAATGTTAAGCCACCTCATTTCAATTTCCCTCCAAGAATTCGGAATGCGAGTGCTGCCACTCCTGGAACTTGTGAATTCCCAATGGAACGAGATCGGTCCACCCAAGTGGAAATATCATGTGATGTTCCAACCATGTTAG